GAAAAAGAAATACTAGAAAGACCAATTATTCCACCAAGACCTGATGATTTTATGTCTATAGAAAGATTAGGAGCAGATCAAGATATTGCACAGCTTCCTACTACAGAGTCTCTAACAGGAGGGTTACCAAGACAAACACTATCACCAGATCCAATAGATACAACTCCACTAGCCCCAATAACTGAAAGACCAACACCCCCTATGTCTATAGGTGGTCCTGGCGGAGGTCAGACAGACCCAAGAGTATTTACAGGCGGTTCACCTACATTTGATGAAAGAGGTGAAACTTTTGTGCCGCCGTCAACAGTTGCTCCAACCCCAGATCCTGTAGTAGAGCCTACACCAACTCCTACTCTTGATCCTGTAGCAACAACAACGGGTGATCCAGCTACGCCATCACCAACAGAAACTATACCAACTCCTCCGGGCTCTGTTGATCCTGTAATTATGAGTCAGATTGCTGATGAAAGAATTAGTGATCCATTACTACGTGCTTTATATTTTGGAACTCCAGATCAACCTGGATTCTATAATCAACTACAACAAGTAGGTGCTAATCTATTAGGTGCACAAGCACCAGGGACTGAATACGATCCAAGTATGACAGAAAAGTTCTTCAACCCGTTTGAAGATCGTGTTGTCCAACAAACAATAGAGGATGTACTTAAGGCTGGTGAACAAAGAGATATTGCCCAAAGAGCACAAGATATTGGTAGAGGCGGCTTATCTGCCTTTGGCTCTAGAGCTAGACTAACTGCTAGTGAGCGTCAAGAAGATCTTGGTAGAGGCTTAGCTAAAGCTCTAGCTGGTATCAGACAAAGTGGTTTTAGTGAAGCGCAGAGAACAGGTCTAAGCGAGTTTGATAGACAATATGGCAGAGACATTAACCAGTTATACAGACCTTTAAATATATTGCAAGGTATAGGTGGATTGTTACCTGGCTATCAAGCTGCTGGTACTCAACTACGTACAACTTATGGTATGCCAGCTGATCCTAGTGCTCTAGGCTTAGGTGCAGCACTTAGCGCATACTCATCATTTGCGCCACAAACAGGTTCTGTTTTTGATAATTATGGTCAAACTACGGGGCAAGGGTAATGTCAATTGGATTTAATCCTGATGGTTTGGGTACACAAACAGAGATTGTTCAAATAAATGGACAATTTTTTGAAAGGAAAACTAATATATTAAGTGGCACAGTTGAAGATACGCCAATAAATATAAATTTATCACCAACTAGAGATCCACGAGAAGCTCTTAATATACAAAAAAATAATGAGTTTATAGAGCAAGCTAAAAAAGCTGCTTTGTATGCTCCTATTGGAGGTGGAACAATAGCTGCTGGTAGGTATGTGGCACCAAAAATACCAAGCATGTTAAGAGGAGTGCGTGATTTTTTTGTTAAAAGAAAAGATTTACAAGTTCCTCCGAGAAGAGTATTAGAAGAGGGGGTAGTGAAAACAATACCAGGAGCAATTTTGCCTGGCGCTGGAGGGTTTGGCTTAACTATTAAAGGTTCTGCGACTTTAGGGGGAGCTGGTACAGTAGGAACAATAGTAGGTTTAGATCAATTGGTTGCTGGTGAAACACCTGATGTAAGAACAATAAAAGATATAGATATGACAGTTTTAGAGGATGGTGCAGGTAATATAACTGACGTTGTTGAGACTCAACCAGAAGTAGATGCAGATATTGAACCAGATCCAGAACCTGAACCCGAGTCAGAGCCACAACCTGAGCCAGAACCTGAGCCAAAGCCTAAACCACAACCAGACATAAACCCATTATTTGATAATCCTAATTTTGGTATGTTCTTAAGAAATATAGGTAAATCTTTAGTAGAGACTGGACAAATGGGTACAGGACTCGCTGTTGGTGCTGCAAGAGCAGCAGAAGAAAGAGCCGTAGTAGAAAAACAAAGAGAAGTAGCTTTTCAAGAATTATTGCAAGAGCAAGTAAAAGCTGGTGCTAAAAGCCCAATAGATCCTAAATTTAAAAATGAAATTGATTCAGATTATTTAGCGCAAACTAACAAAATTGAAGAAAATAAAACTTCATTAGATTTTTTGAATGAAATTGAAAATATATTAAGAACGGATAATGCAACAGGAATTGTTGCTTATGCAAAACAGATCGGTTATAAATTTAGATCTTTACTTGATCCTAATGCTATCAAAGATTCGAAAACTGCCGTCGAGAATTTGCTAAGAGAAATAGCTGTTGGAGATGCAGAAACTGTATTAGGACAATCAAGCGGTAGACTTTCTGATAAAGATATACAATTAGCACGACAACTTGTTTCTGAAATTGAGGGTATATCTGGAGCATTTACGTCTGAAAGCAATATAACAAGCGTATTGGCAAGAAGAAGAGCAGACATAGAAAGAGACCAAGCTTTAACGGCATCAGAGCTAATGCGATATAATTTATTTTATCAGCAATATGGTTTACAACCTCCACCTACAGCCATCTTTGATTATTTAAGTACATCTCCGTCAGCTGGGAATACTGATATTGTTGAAGAAGGTAATTTAGCGGACTAATGCCTAAGTATAAGATAAACATCACTCCAGAATTATCGGAGATAGTAGAAGCAAATTCTATTGAAGATGCAAGAAAAATTGTAAAAGCACAAATTGCAAAAGGTGCTATATCACCTATTTATGATCAACTATATTTTGATTATGAAACTGGTGTCAAAGACTTAAAATTAAGAAGAAAACTTAGCAGAGCAGAGATTACTAAACCTGAAGAACAAGACGCACTTTTGCGTAACTTTGTTGGCTCTGATGGTTTTACCAGAACAACTAACGGCCAACTTGCATTAACGCCACAAGGCTTACGAGAACTTGGAGAAGAAGTCCAAACTAGAACTCTAAGTGACGGTACTACTTTAGAACTAAATACCATTATTGATGAAAACGATTGGTTTGCTCGTGGCGATCTAGCTGATTTTATGGGAGTAACTGGGCCTATCGTTGGTGCTGTTGCATCTCTTTTACCGCAAGGTCGTGCATTTAAAGCATTTAAAAGTCTTGCAGGCGGTAACCAGAAAGCTGGACAAGTCTTAGCAGGGGCTGGTGGGTCTGCGATCGGTAAAGGTGTTGAGGAAGTGGCTGATGCAGCAGAGGGCTTTCAGCTACAAGATACTTATGAGCTAACTAGGTTGCTAGGAAAAGAGGCAGGCTTAGGGGCAGCTGGTGAAGGCGTTAGTCTCGCTGGTGGTGCTTTATGGAGGACTATATTTGGTGCAAAAGAACCTGTTGATAGTTTAAGATTATTATTTAATTCAGGCAAAGGTAGATCTTTAAACGATTTAAAAAAATTAGATATAGATTTGGGTAGAGAAGCAACGGAATCAGAAATTAAAAAAGCAATTGCAGATGGAAAAATAAATGTATTTGATAATAATTTTGCTGCTGCGTTTGCAAGTATGGGCAGAACCATACCGGGAAGAGCTCAACAAATAGCTGAGGCAGTTCTTGGTGTAAAAAGAGACAAAGGTAATATTGCGCATCTGACGGATGAGTTTAACAAGATGACAAAAGATTTTCGTGATGAAGATGCCGTATTAAATAAATATATAGATCAAATTACAAAAGAAGGAATTGATGCAGATATATCTGCTTTTGGACGTGAGTTAGAGATGGCTAGTGATGCCTCAGTTAAACAAACAACGCAAACAGTTAAAGAATTAGCTGATGCATACATAGGTGTTGGCTCTTACAGGGATGCTCCAACCGTAAGAGGTTATGGCGAAAATATATTAAAGCTGTTAGGAGATGCTAAGGAGCAAGTTGATAGAAGTGTTAGAAAAAAATATAACGCAGCAGAATCAGCTTTTGCACAATTAGAAACAGATCCTGTAATTAAAGATGCTATAGGGCAGACTGTTAGGTTTTACGCTAATGCAGGACTAAGAGAGATTGATAATTTTAAAAAGCTTTATGCTTTAGATGCTGGGGGCGGGCAGAAAGCTAAAGGACTACAAATTAAAACTGATGATGTAAATACTCAAAACCTTAATGATATAGAATTACAACTAACTAGATTGTTAGAAGGCACTCCACCTCCAACGCAGGTTGTAGAAGAAATAGGACAAAGATTTAAACCGTTGTCAAAACTTACGCAAGTTAGAAATGTAAATTATAAATTACGTAATTTTATTTCTACAACAAGCAAAAGTCAGCCAGAAAGAGAGCTGTTTATTAAAATACAAAGACTATTAGACGATTCTGCATATCATTTACGGGAGGGTAATGATTTATTTGCTTCACCTGAATTAGCCAATAGCATACTTACATCTTTAGGTGTAGCTGGCACTAAAGTTATTGCAGAAGTTGAAAAAAAATTAGGAAGAGCATTAACAAATTCTCAAAAAAAACAAATTAATGATGCGGTTAAACTTTTGCGCAAGGCCAATAAAACTGCTGCTGAACTAAATCAACCATTTGATAATGCAACAATAAATCAGTTAGTAAATAGTGCAAGAGTAACTGGTACTTATGACCCTGATAATGTCTTTACTAATTTAGTGCTAAGAGGTTCTACCAGACAAATTGATAATTTTTTTGACGGATTAAAACAGCATGACGAATATTTAATGAATTCAGGTAAAGCAAATGAAGCTAACAAATTTGAAACAGCGCAACTTGCAACTTTAAGAAGATTATTTGCAAGTGCAATCAACGATTCTATCGACCCAGTAACAGACACTATAAATTATCCAGCTTTTGCAAAATATTTTAAAAAGTTTGAAAACGATTATCCAGGAAAAATAGATGCACTCTTTCGAGACAAAACTGGTGTCGGATCAGGGCAAAGAGTATTGGAGTCTATCAATCAATTAGTAAAGGTAAGTCCTAGATTTAAACCCTCTCAGTTAGAAGATTTACTCGCTGCTTTTCAGAGACAAGGAGATGTAGGAGTTAGAACAAGTCAACAAGGTTTGAGATTTGTAAAAGCCTTAGAAGATGAAGCAAAAGCATCTGCAAGACAATTAGATTTTGTTGCTAATAGGTCTATATCTGACTTACCAAACAAGACTCCTGACGAGGTTGTAGATATTATTTTCAGGCCAAAAAATCAAAACAATATTAATGAATTGAAAAAAAGAATATCAGCAGAAGATTTTAAAAAGGTTCAGGAAGCTAGTTTAGGTAAATTGTTGGAAAATTCTATTGATTTAGCTTATACCGGAAAGACGCCTATAACAGACATTTTTAAGTCAGGCAATCTGCGTACAGCGTTAGACAATTACGGTAATGAAACATTAGATGCTATGTTCGGTAGAAGATTTACACAAGACATAAATTCATTTGCTGACACAATAGATATTTTAACCAAAGGCGAAGTTGGTCGTGGTAATTTTCCAGGTTCATTAGTTGCTGCTGGTATTGCAGCAGGTATTGCCTTTGCCCCACTAGCTACACTGCCTACAGTTATTGGGTTAACTGTTTTAAAGGGTGTTTTAGGTATGCCTGGAGTTGTGAGATTATTTACAAAAACTGACAAAGGATCAATAAGACAATTAATAGATATTACAGCTGACTTGACAGAACAAGCAACGGTCAGATTAATTGATAAAGGAGTGCAAGACACAAGACAAGCAGCAGGAAGATTTGTTGAAGATATACAGCAAAGTCCAGAGTTTCAAGAATTACAAGATACAACACAAGAGGTTATCAGGCCACCTGAACAACCATCTATTGAGCTTCCAGAAATTGCACCTGCGCCTGTTGTGCCAACATCTCCATCTACGTTAACGCCAGAAGAACAGGCTCGTAGACAGTTTGCAGAAGATTTATTCCGTAGACCAGTTATATAATACCGATCTCATCTCTATCCATACCTAGCGGTTTATCACTAAGACAAGTTAAATATTCTTTTGGTATGTGTATGTATGGTTCACAATCCTCATCATATATAGGCTCTTCCATCTCATTCATACGCACATCATAAACAAAATCTGGCATCCATTTGTGCATATAGATACCGTCAGTCATAGCATATACGGTTATAAAAGGCACTCCTGTTGCAACTGCAAAAGAAGATCCCTTCCGTAATTTATTAGCAGATAGAATAAAAGTGTCATACTTTGTACTTGGGAATGTACGACATTTTACTTCACACCAGTACGACATATCTTTCGACTCTATCCAATAATCAAGGCCATAACTGACCGGTAATTTGTGGCAACATACCCCCCACACCCCCTCTAAAAATCCTGCTACACGTTCTTCTCTTTTTTGATCGTGTATTGTTTCAAAACTTGGTGTCTTTAACATAATTACTCCTCAAAGAAAGTAGGATCAACAGCAACAAACCTTTTTGCTGGTCTACCCTTACCTCCAACTTTAATATCCATTTCTTGTATCTCGCCTGCGTTTTTCAGACGTTCTATTATTTCTTTTACCTCATGCGACTTCATACTTCTAAACAACTCATGTCTGTCTACTTCACGTTTAGATATGCCCTCACCCCCTCTAGATCGTATATATGACAATACTTGTTTTATCTTTGCTTCTGTGGCGGAACTAGCTACACGGTCTCTACATGCTTCTATAAATAGCAAATCGTAATATCGCACATAGTCAATTGCCCATTTAGTTATATCTGCTGTAATAGTCTTACAGTCAGCGTTGGAGGCCAAAGCACATATTAATGATAACCGCATAGCTTTTTCCTTTGATCTACTTAGTAATGGCTCTAAATTATCTCTTTCTAAAACATCTTGTCTTTTTACTATCTCTTGCGCAAACTCTTGTAACAGTTGCTCTGATTCATTATCAAAGCGCAAAACTGTTTGGTCTATATCAAACTGCGAGTTATTCATAGTAGCTTCACTTAACTGCCCTCTATCTCTTCTAATATAATTAACCCAGTTGATTATTTGTAATGGTGGTTTCTTATGTTTCTTAAGACTGCTAATACGTCTTGGCTCTTTGGATTCAATAACCATAAACCTATTGAGAAATCCATCTGCGATACGGCCTCCGTTGAGGGCCTTATAAAAGTTTTTTGGAACTGATAATCCTACTAATGTAATCGCAGGTTTATAAGTAACCCTATTCATAACTTTTTCTTTGTATTCTTCTTGCACATTCATAAGGGAATAATTATCTGGTCTTAGCGTGCCGTGACATCTGCCCCAAGACTCCATTAGTGTTTGGATACCGTCCTCTCTATTGCTGTTACCTGCTTGGCTTATGTTTTCTAATCTTTTACCAAACTCATCCATAATTGTAATTTGTGTTGGTCGCATTTTTAAAACCGAATGAACTGCACCAGATGATGTATAGCCATCCCCGACCACCAACTTGTCGTGGAGTGATTCACCTAATACAGATTCTACAAAGGTTTTAATATTCTCCTTGCCTTGTCCGGATTTTGCAATACACATAAAATATAGTGAAGAAAAGTTATTCATCTCAGTCTTATATAATCTGCCACACGTAACACTAGCTAGGGCTAAGGCCGCAACTATTGATAACTCTGGCTGTGATATTTGTGCTATATCTTCACAAAAGTTATACATGTCTTTGAGCAACCCTGGTGGATTAAATAGATCTTTTGGCGGCTTAACATCTTCTTTGGTTTGCACGAACAAAGGTGCAATCTGATTTTTTCTATCATGAGTTTTCTTAACATTATCTACAACACTATCTACTTCTGCTTGGGGTAGGGGTGGGTTGTTGTTTAAGTTCCAGCTTTGTAGGAAAGATTTACAAAACTCTATATTGACATCTTTGGATATAAGATAACCAGCTATTCTTGCGGCACCATCATTACGTGATCCTTCTTTAACACCTTCCAAAGCAAAAGGTGCTGTTCGTTTACTTGCATCAACTTTAGGCACACCCGTAATCTTTTCAAACTCTACAGATGTAAAGTCTGGTAAATCGTTATGATCAAATACATCCCAACCATCTAATCTTAGCGGTTTATATAACTGACCGTTAGCGTGCCTGTTATACGCTGCAATAATAAGACCACCTTCACCCCTAATATCAATCAAACGCTCTATAGGAGTCTCGTTCGTTCGTCTGGTGGCAAACGTTGTATATGCTTGTGGGTTATTATAATAATAGTGCATACCTTTACCGGTCCTAACTTTAAATGGGCATGTCGGTAAATTGTTTTCTACCCAGTCCATAGCTTCTGGTGAGTCAGCATCAACTACAACAAATTTACCGCAGACTAATGCAACAACTAGATTGTCTCTGCCAGTAAACCATTGCTCAACAGTTTTTCTGTCTGGCCTAGAAGTTTTGTATTGCTCCCAGCCTTTTAGAAAGCTTGGTGGTTTTTTGTTTGATCTTTGTAATGGGACAACGTTATAGCCCTCGTCATAATAGGCAAGCGCTATATCTAAGGCTGACTCATCCTCAGACAGATTAAGATTAAACATCTTACTCTTCTACTTTTACAATATCGTCAACTGAACCGTAGAAAGATTCAAAATTTAACCTGCCCTCCGTAGCTTTTATGATTTCTTTTGCCTGTCTGATTGACGGCTGTCTATTACCATAACGCCAGGATCTAACAGTATGAATGGATACGCCCCAATCTTCTGCCGCCTTACGATCTCCTAAAAAACTTATGTAGTCTATAAAAGAATACTCTTTAACTTTTTTGTCTTTATATTTTGGTTTTACACCCATACTTTCTAACCCCTTTAATTGTTGTATAGCTAGGGCTCTTTGGCGGTGGTAGTAGTTTGCCAACCACACCCTATTGTTATTTTGTTGTTGCATTTTTTACTCTCCTTAAAAAAAATGATTTACACATGGTATCAATATGGTGTATACTTTTCAAGTTATAAATTTTAAGAAGAGAGGTTTATATGGAAAATGATATAACAAGTAGGATAGTTTCACCCGCTGATGCTGTTCAAGATCAAGGTGCGAAAATCTTGGTTTATGGAATGGCTGGAGCTGGTAAAACTTTTTTAGCAAGAACAGCACCAGGTAAGGTGTTGGTCATAAGTGCCGAAGCTGGTTTGTTATCTATTAGAGATGCACAAAACGTGGAAGCAATCGAAGTAAAAAGCGCTGCCGAGGTCGTAGAGGTTTACGAAGCTCTACGTTCTGGTAAGTTGCAGTATGATACAGTTTGCTTAGACTCTATTTCAGAGATAAGTGAATTGTTGCTACAGGCTGAAAAGGCTAGGCACAAAGACGCTCGTAAGGCTTATGGAGAAGTCCAAGAGTCGGTAACAAATGTTATGAGAGCGTTTCGTGATTTACAAATGCATGTCATGTTTATTTGTAAAGAAGATAAAGTAAATAATGATGGTACTTTTGAACAAGCACCAAAAATGGTTGGGACCAAGTTGGGACAATCTATTACTTACTTTTTTGATGAGGTATTAGCGTTGCGAGTTATTGAGGATACTGATGAAGAAGGTAATCCGGTACAAGCACGTTGGTTACAAACTAGAATTGGTCAGGGTTATGTGGCCAAAGATAGAAGTGGTAAGTTAGAGGCTTTTGAAGAACCTAACCTTACTAAATTAATAGAGAAACTTGGTTTTGCTACAATACAGAATCAAACTCAAAACGTACAGGGGGTACAATCATAATGTCAGATTTTGCAGACATCACATATAGCGAGTCAGAATCGCAACCAAAGCCAGAGGTAGCACCCTCTGGTGAATATCAAGCTAAGATTATTACTGCTGAAAAGTATCAAGCAAAAAGCGGTAATTGGACGCTTAAGATTATTTTTCAAATTGATGGCGGTAAATACCGTGATCATAATGAATGGTTTAGTCTTTGGAGTGCTAATGAGCAAGCCAGAGAAATAGCAACAGATATTTTTACCAGACTTGGCAAAGCAGTTGGTTTTACAAAAGAGCCACCACAAATTGCTAAAGACTTTGAAGGTAAAACATTAACTATGCGTCTTAAAAAAGTTGAAGAAACTTGGAAAGATGACGAAGGTAATGATCAAGTTGCTGAGAAGAATAAAGTCTTACTTTACTTGCCACCATCTGATGATGGTATGCAGGTACCACCCTCGGCTGTTCCACAGCTATAAAAAAAGGGGCGCAAGCCCCTTCTTTTTTTCCAAACCAATAAACTAAAACTTAGGCGTGTGTATTGCCTTTAATGTTTTTAGCTTATCAGCCGGTATGTTTTTTAAATGATCTGGCACGTGATCTTCGCATTTATGCGTTAGGATCTCATCAAACCTTATCATCTGCTTACATTTTTCACACTTAGCTTTCGCAATCATAACTCCTCCAGGTGCTTGATACACTGTTTAAGATACCATATAGCTTTGTTCAAGTCCTCTATATTTGAATCTTTGTGATCTTCCCGCCAAATATACTTGATAGCTGACGCTTTACAGAAACCCTTGAACTCTTCTCTTGATAAAGCTGATTTAACGGCCTCAATAAATTGTATGTCGCCCTTATTATAATGTGGCGGGTGGTTTACCATATCTGTCATTCTTTCCTCCTTTTATATGATCTTGTTTATATTTGGTAAATGAGATAAACAATTTTTTTTACTGTCCGCTAATAAAAACAAAAAAACTGAATTATTTTTATAATTAGAGCTTTCATTTTGAATTTTATAGTGTGGCACTTTGCCTATATATAAATTTATATTGTGCTTTTTAAGTGCGTTTTTCAAATCTATACATAAGTTCAAAAGTTCTTGCAGCTTCTGAATTTGACTCTTTGCACTCATATCTTTATTCTCTTTTTTGCTAAACAAAACAGCTTTTTGTATCTGATCACCTATTTCAATCATATTCTCTAAAACTTTTATGGAATCTTCTAGATCCCTATAAGTTTTATAATTAACATCAAAAATAACTTTATTGCTTGGATCAGATAAAACTTCAAAGACTCTCATGCTTATATTTTCGTCCGTATGACAAAGGCACATGCCAAAATTTTGTGCAACTGCTTTTTCAATTTTAGATTTGGAATTAGAATTTATGTTTTGTTCGCTTTTATACCATCTAATAAATGTAGAGTAGCTAATTTTATATGTTTTACATAAATTTTGTATAACTCTTGTTTCTGAAATATTTTTACACTCCCCAAAATCATGCATTAGAGCATCTGCTATATAGTTAGAAACAACTGATTTTTGCGTCATCTTGACCTTCTATCAAACTCTCTTTCAGCAAACTTTTGTGCTAACTCTTGTTTTTTCTTTTCACTTGTAGCGGGAAACACCCTGTCTATCTTTTCATATTCTGTTATGAACAAAGCTTCAAGTATTGCTTGATTTATATCATGACTCATTTCTCCTCCTGGTTTGATTGTTTCTCAAACATTTTATCTGATTGTTTCTGTAGCGATCTCTCTACGCATTTGTCAATTAATTTACGCAACCAATTAATCATTTTTATCTTGCAGCAAACTCATATTCATTCTAAGCCAATCATGATTACAATCTAAATTTGGAAAATGTTTTGGTATTTTTAAATTTTTTTCTTCAAAATATTTATTCAATACATAAGCTAAAACTTTAGCTGTTGACTCTGATCTAATAAATTTAAGGTATCTTAACTGCAATAATGTCTTTTCAGTCAAACGCATACTTGTTTGTGTTCTTGGCATTACTTTAAAAAATCCTCTGGTTTGTATTCATTTGCTTTCTTAATTTCTAGCTTGATAACTTCGACCCGTTTTATCATCCTTTCAAACTTTTCATCCTGTGGCATGACTCCCTTTTTTGTAAAATCTCTTAAAACTTTGGGCACAACATTTAAAGCTTTTGCCATACTTGTATTGTTGTGAAAATAGTGTTTTGTCAAGAACTGTATGTCCTTATTAAGCCTTATCACTTCTATTTGTTTAATCATGCTTTTAATCATTCAAAATGACCTCAACCACACTTGGCGAGTTATAAACAGTAGGCTGTTGTTTCCCCATAGCAACAGCGGAATACTCGCCAAGCGTGTGTTCTAGTTGAAGCCACCCTCTCTCCATATCCTCCTGGCTCATTTTAAATATCTTTGAAGCGTAAGGTGCTTTTTTCTCTTGTGCTACAAAGATAAAGTCTTGCACCGTAAAGCCAGCTTTCTCAAAACCACGCTTGTAAAAAGCAGCTTGTAGGTCATATTGGAACTTTCTAATAGAACTGGTAAACCCTCTAACAGAACAATCAGCCGTAGTTTTATAATCTACAACAACGATTGAGTTATCTGCATACGGTTTAACAACAGGGTATCTGAGCACATCACCCTTGAGTTTGAGTAAAGTATCTTTTTCATACCAATACAAAGCGTTCTCATAAGGTGTATCAAACGCACCAGGATATTCTCCGGCATCTGCATTCAGATAAACTTTAGCTTCATCAAGTAAAGCGTCTTGCATAGCATAGATCTTATCTCTATCGTCTTGCTTGATAACCGTAAGGCCTCTAGCTTCATATTCCTTTTTAAGTTCTTTGTTAGATGTGGTATAAGGCGATCCAGTAAGGATAGCTACTTCGTTGTTAAAGGCATCCTCACCCTCTACGATTAATGAATGGGCGGCTGAGCCAAACACCATAGCTGGAGTTTGCTCAACCACCTCTTGCATAGCATGTAGTTGACTCTGTTTAAATCTTCTAATAGTAGAAGAGGAAATCCCAGCGCTTTGGTGATACACTTGATTTTCCATACCAGGAAAATAGTAAGTATCCCCAATAACTATATGCTCATGACTTTGTAGTGATTCTGGTAAATTATGCATCACACATTCTCCAAACTTTGTTTCAGTTCGGTTATACGACCTTCTATTTCACTTAACCCCTCTTTGATATTAAAGAGTTCGATATAGATTTTGTCGTTCTCTAACGCAAACTCAGGGTTAATTGGTTGGGTTATAACTGCGGTAATCGCCGCATCCATTACACTTTTAGTATCTTTTGACATTATATTTCTCCAAAATATTTACTATCAATATACACTAAATTTGCAAAATGTAAATACATTATGTAATATCAAGTAAATAAATTTTACTACGGAGGAAAAATGGGTAAAGTAAAAGATATGCTTATGGATAAAAGAGACGCTTTTGATTGTGCATGTAATGATCTAATTATGGGTGATTCTAAAGACCTGGTGCAATCTTATATTAAACATCACAAGGAAATAACAGGTAGTGTGCCGTTTGATGCTAAAGCTGAAGTTAAGAACTTTAAGTATGAAGATATAGTTCAAGATGAACCAGATTTTTATCATCATGATAGTTGGGGGCGGCCCTTATGAAGTGTTGGTCTTGTCAAACAGAACTTATCTGGGGTGGAGATCATTCTGGAGAGGATTACGGTAATGAGGATTATCATATTGTAAGTAATTTATCATGTCCCAAATGCCAAGCTTTAGTGCTTGTTTATCATCAAAAAGTTGATACAGAAGCAAAGGATTGATTATTGTCTCTGACACATAATTTTACATTTTGTATAAAGTATGATAAGGTGGGTTTCTAACCTTGAGTTAGTTTGTTTTGTAATTTACATAATTTTTTACATTTTTATGCCATAGGAGGTTTTATGAGAATTAAAATTGATGATGAAAAAAATAATGATGCAAGAGAAGCCATTGAACTTTTAAAGCATTGTTTAGCTTTTGCAGAAAATGATCCTGGTTTTTTAAATACAGAGGTAATGAAAAAAACAGGTTATAGTGCAAATCACTTAAATAATCTCTATCATAATTTTTTATTTAAAGATATTTTAAGTATAAAAAGTTAACTAAGAAGGGGTGAAAAGCCCCTTTTTTTATTATTGTCAATTAATGTCATGGTTTTAATGACGCTAGAAAACCGCATAAGAATAGGGTTTTGACGATTATTTCATTTTTGTCATTTTTGTCATAGGGTTTTAATAAATCTTACTCTTTTTTAAATAAAACTCTTGACACTCTCTTATCTTATAAACTACTATCTAAAAACACTTTAGGGTAAAGTGGGGGTAAGTAGTATTAATATATAGATACTAGAAAAGAAACCTCAAACTCTAATGCTATATGGGACACAAGAAACATAAACTAGAATACGCACCTGTAATCGAAGATACTGATGATGTCCCAATCGAATTTGCTAATCTAGATCGTAAACTCAATCGTAAACAACGCAACTTTATTTGGTTAGCAGTCAATAATCCAAGACTATCCTTAGTTGAATGTGCATCTAAAGCTGGTTATAAAGATCCACGTCAACGTGCTTATGCTTTGTTCAAAAATCCAGAAGTGAGAAAAGAATATAATTTTCTCCAGAATGAACTGAAAAAGAAGTATGAACTCAATTATGATCGTGCAGTTCAGGATTTATATGACATTCGTGATAAGGCCCTAGAGTCTGGTAGCTTTAACGCTGCAATTTCTGCGCAGAACTCTTTATTGAGGGTTGGTGGTCTTATTGTCGATAGAAAAGAAGTTATGTTTGGCAAGATAGATCAAATGGATAGGTTGGAAGTTGAGCAAAGGTTGGAACAGTTATTAGGTAATGCTATGGCCAAACAACTAATTAAACAAAAAGAATTAGAGGTTAAAGGTGAGATTATTGATAATGATGTGGCTGATGATTCACTTGGGTTTGTCGAAGAACAAGAAGCCAAGAAAAAGAGTAAGTCCCAAGATCTCCCAAAACATTAGTTGGCACCCAATATAATTTTATTTAAGAAGAGTGGGGGAATCCATATGAATATCGAGTGCCTTGTATGAAGTTTATACAAGGTGAGGTAATTTTTCAATAATTTCATTCAATCCCTCCCATCTCTTTTGATCGTTAACATACCAATACTCTTTATCGTGGTCCTCTTGATTAGGATAATAAAGATACAGGCCATACTTACAAGGTTGTGGCAGATCTGGGTTAGTATTGACACTATCCCAATCCACAAACTTAATATGAAAGTGAGGTTTAGTCATTTTTGTATTTGCCTTGCCATCCAATAAAGAACTCTCCAAGCCTCTCTAAGTCTCTTTTGTTCTTTTTTATCAGAAGCTATAGCTTCTTCTTCATAAAACATTAAAGCATTGTCTATAATTTCTATTGCTTTATTAATTTTCATAACTCATTCCACTGATCATCATAATATTCAGTTGAAACATCATCATCTTCACCTTCCTGTCGTGTTTCTATTTTTACAACATCATTACTTAGTGGCTTTAATTCAGCGTCAACTCCACACATAAGTATATCTTTGGCAGTTTCTATATCTTCTGCTTCAACCTCAAAATATGCATAGTGTTTTTCTATCATGTTAATTTTAAATTTTTTCATCATTTACCTCCTCATCATAATGTCCCTCAACAGACAAATGATTAAGTATTTTATTCCAAGCACTTAAAACATTTTTTGAATATTCTTTATATTCTTCTTCTGTTTCATTACCAAAATGCGTTCCGATTACATTATTTATTAGGTTAATTTCATCATTCATCATTCACCTCCTCATAACAAGCACCACAAAGCATTTGAATTAATGGAACTTCGTTAATATTTTTATAACCTTTATCTTCATAATTGTTTTTATCTGTTATGTAGTCAGCTTTATAGCCACACCTATTACAACAACCTCTACTCATCATTCACCTCACTTTCTTTGGTTAAAACTTTACGCATGATTATCTCAACAGTATCAGCAATATCTAAAAACTGAT